GTATTGCGACGTGATCCGCAGGCGGTATGCTGAATATGTAGGCGAGACTGATGGCGACAGCAAAAAGAAACCAGCGACGCCCCCCGTGGGTTAAGCCCTTCCTCGCTGCCTTCCGCGACACCGGGATAGTCCGCGCCGCCTGTCAGGCCGCTGACATTAACCGCCAGAACGTCTACAAGTATCGTGACCGCCACCCTGAGTTCGCCGAGCAATGGGCGCAGGCCGACGCCGACGCCGCCGACGCCCTCGAGGCCGTGGCCCTCCAGCGGGCCCGCAAGTCCAAGATGGACGGCGGCTCCGACGCCTTGCTGATCTTCCTTCTCAAGGCCCGACGCCCCGAGAAGTTCCGCGAGAACATCAACGTCAAGGCTCAAGTTGAGGTTGAGGTTAGCTACTCGGATCTTGCACGCGAGGCTGAGGCTTACCTGCAAGGGACCGACGACGCAAAGAGCGCCGCGGGTGCGGCGCTCAATGGGTCGGGGAACGGGCGGGCGGGTTAGGCGCGAGCCAGATAGTCGGGCGTCATTCGTCCCGCAGGGCTTCATCGTGGGGTGGGCCGGGGATTCGCGGCCGTCCGACGCATGCGGGACAATGAGGCGAACATCATCGAGCAGTGAGGAGGCATAGTGGCAGACGCGAAAGCTCGCAAAGCAGCAATCGAAAAAGCAAGCCGACAGGTGCGGAGCGGAAACCCCTTCCTCCGTCGGGCAACTGCAACTGTTCAACGTCGGAAGCCTGTCAGCGAGCCAAGAAAGCAAGCGGCGCCAGATGCGCGAGGCTCCCGGTGAGATGAAGCAGGGCGACGTGATCAGGGCCACAATGGAAGTGAACGAGACTGAGCTGGCCTAGACAAGTATTCTGAAGCCATCGACCCCGACCATCTCAAAGTGGCGCTCGCCGGCCGCCGCTCTCCGCGGTTCTTCGTCGAGAAGATCCTTGGCTGCCACGCTTGGAGCAAGCAGCTCGAGATCCTTGAGGCCGTCCGCGACAACCGGCGCACCGCAGTGCGAAGCGCGCACGGCGTCGGCAAGACCAGGGCCGCGGCCTACGCGGCTCTCTGGTGGCTGCACAACCACCCGCGCAGTCGCGTCGTCACGACGGCGCCGACCTGGGCTCAGGTCGAGGAGCTGCTGTGGCGCGAGATCCGAACGATCCACGGCGAGTCGCGGGTGCCGCTCGACGGCGAGCCGCACCTAACGAAGCTCGAGATTGCGACCGACTGGGTCGCGCTCGGCATGAGTACCGATCAGCCCGAGCGGTTCCAAGGTCACCACGCCGAGTCTTTGCTCCTGGTCGTCGACGAGGCCAGCGGCGTCGATCAGGAAATATACAGCGCGGCCGAGGGCTTCATGACGGCGGCCAACGCTCGCGTCCTGCTGATCGGCAACCCGACGCGGTCCTCCGGCCAGTTCCACGATGCGTTCCACGGTGAGCGCAAGCTATGGAAGTGTCTGCACATCAGCGCTTTTGATTGCCCTGATTTCACCGGCGAGGCGGTGCCCGACGACGTCGCCGGCAAGCTGACCTCGAAGGTGTGGGTTCAAGAGCGCCGCGATGCAGGATGGGAAGGAACGCCGGCCTGGGATATCCGCGTCCTCGGTGAGTTCTCGACCACGACACCGGGAGCACTGTGGACTAGCGAGGCCATCAACGCCGGCCGGGTCGAGCGCCACCCCGACCTGGTCGAGATCGTCACGGCCATCGACCCGGCGGCAACCAGCAAGAAGGGCAGCGACTCGACCGGCATCGTGGTCGCGGGGCTCGACGCAGCCGGCGAGGCCTACCTTCTCGCCGACCGCACCTGCAAGCTACCGCCGGTCGGCTGGGCTGAACAGGCTGTGATCGCGCACCACCAGCACGAAGGCGACCGCATCGTGGCCGAGGTCAACAACGGCGGGGAGATGGTCGAGCACGTCATTAGGTCGGTGGACGAGGTCGTGCCATATCGCGCTGTTCATGCATCCCGCGGCAAGGCCACGAGAGCCGAACCCGTCGCCGCACTCTACGGCTCGCCGCCCGAGCGACCGAGCCGCATCCACCACGTTGGTCGGTTCCCGGACCTAGAGCAACAGCTATGCTCGTGGGTTCCCGGCGCCCCTTCACCTGACCGCCTCGATGCGCTAGTCTGGGCTATCACCGACCTCATGCTCAGGAAGCCACGACTCAAAGCACCCGACGTCGGCCCGGGGCTCGTGACCGGCCAGTCATCTTGGAGGAGCTGATGCCCGAGGAGAAGTTAGACCCGTTCGTCGAGCTGGGAAACCGCGGGCTCCAAGGGCCGCAGGGGTTCGACCGCGTCGAGTTCCTCCCGCAGCTCCGAGGCCGGCGCCGTGCCGAGCTGTATCGGGAGATGACGGAAAACGATGCCTTGGTCGGGGCAATCCTGTTCGCCGTTGAAATGGTGCTTCGCCGTGTCGAATGGCGGGTGGAGCCGGGCGGCGCCTCGGAGCCGTCGGACATTGAGCGGGCCGACTTTCTTAACTCGATGCTCGGTGATATGAGCATGACCTGGGAGGAGGTCATCTCGGACGCCTTGACCATGCTGCCGCAGGGCTTCGCGTTCATGGAGCTGGTCTACAAGCGCCGCAGCTCGACCGATCTCACGGCGCCGGCCGAGGAGCGCAGCCACTTCACCGACGGCCGGATCGGGTGGCGAAAGTTTTCACTGATCCCACATGAGACGATCTCCGACTGGGATCTCGACGAACACGGTGGCGTGCAAGCCGCGGTGCAGGGCAGCACCTACGGGTCGACCCGTGCTCGCATCCCCATAGAAAAGGCCGTGCTCTTTCGCACGAGCACGCGCACGCCGCAGGGGCAGAGCGTGTTGCGCCGGGTGGTTGAGTCCTGGTGGTTCCGAAAGAAGATCCGGGAGGTCGAAGGCATCGGCGTCGAGCGTGACCTTGCCGGCCTGCCGGTTTTCTATTTGGACGCCGACATCATGAGCAACACGTCGAGGCTGGCCGAATATCAAAACGTCATCCGCAATTTACGGCGCGACGAGCAGGAGGGCGTGTTGCTGCCGGGGATCGTCGACCCCGACTCCGGTGAACTCAAGCCCACCGCCCGCCTCGAACTGCTGACGACCGGCGGCGCTCGCCAGTTCAACACGTCGGAGATCATCAACCGCTATAGCCGCGAGATCGCGATGGCCCTCTTGCAGGACATCGTGTTGCTCGGCCACGAGAAGGTGGGCACGCAGGCGCTCGCCACCGAGAAGCGCGACCTATCTGACACGGCGCTACAGGCTTGGCTGAACGACATCGCCGCCGTGCTGAACTTGCACGCCGTGCCGCGACTCTTCGCGCTGAACGGTGAGCCCCTTGAAGACTTGCCCCAGCTCGTCCCGGGCGAGCTCCACCCGACCGACGTAACCGAGTTCAGCGAGGCGCTGCGCGCGGTGGCGCCCGCCGGCTTCATTTTCTCCGACGATCCCGACGTCGAGGCTGAGGTTCGCCGCCGGCTCGGGCTACCGCCGATCACGACAGATCCCAGGCGCGAGGAGGCGCCGGACATCGAGCCGCCGCCGGATCTCGACCTCGGTGACGACGACGAGGGGGACGACGAGGGTGGCATCGCCGAACCGGCGTAGGGCACTTGAACGCCGGTTCGCGCGAGCGTACCTCGACGGCGTCGCACTGATCCGCCGCCGGGTCGACAAGATCCCGGGCAATCAAATCACCACCGACGCCGGGCTCAAGCGCTTGGACGAGATCATCGACGCGGTGCCGGTGATTAAGTCCGCTGAGTCCGACGCGCTCGAGCCGGTGATCTTCGCCGCGGCCAGAGACGCATTTGATGAGTTCCCGGCGGCGCGCCTTCCTGAGCCGAGGCTACGGAGTCCGCTCACTCTCAAGTTTCCGCTCGTGGCCGAGGCGGCGCAGCGGCAGGCGGCCGACCTGGTGACGAACGTTACCCCGCAGACCAAGGCGGCGATTCGGGAGATCATCGTTGAAGCCGTGCGCGACGGCATCCCGGTCGCGGACTTCAAAAGTGAAGGCGTCATTAGGGAGGGCACCGCAAGCAAGATCAAAAGCCAAGTCGGGCTGACGAATCGCGATAGAAAGATCGCGGACAAGATCCAAGATAAGAGCGGCAAGGCCGTCGCCGACAAGTGGCGCGTGAAGGCGCTCAAGCGCCGGGCGAATAACATCGCGCGCACCGAGATCATTAAGGCCGAGACTCGAGGCAAGCGCGCGGCGTGGAATCAGATGGCCCGCGATGGTCTGATCGACACGCGCCGGCAGGTTATGCGATGGGTGGTCACGCGCGACGATCGGCTCTGCCCTCGCTGCGCGCCGATGGAGGGCAAGAAAGTTTCACTGAGTTCCGACTTCACCGAGACCGAGCGCGGTTTATTGCCGTCGAAGCGCGTCCCGGTCGTGGGTGTCACCGTCGAGGGGCCGCCGCTCCACCCGTCGTGTCGGTGCAAGCTGGTGGCTGATTTTCTTGACTGAGCCAGCGCTAACTGACCTCCTAGCCGTCATCCCCGCGCGCGCCGGTTCCAAGGGCATCCCGGGCAAGGCGCTCCGCACCGTGGGTGGCGTGCCGCTGATCCTCCGCACGCTACGGATCGTGGAAGCGGCCGACGTCGCGGCACGCATCGTGGTCTCGTCTAACTGCGCCCAGGTGAAAGCGTTCTGTGAGCTGCGCGGCTACGAGGTCATCGACCGGCCCGAGGCTCTGGCCGATGACGAGACGCCGGTCATCGAGGCCGCACGCCACGCGGTGAGCGAGCTCGACTGGCGCGGCACGCACGTCGCGCTCTTCCAACCGACGTGCCCGCTGCTCAAGGCCGTCACCGTGCGTCACTTCGTCACGCACTTGGAGAATTGCGAGTGGCTGATCTGCGAGTCGGCTGACCCCCACATCCATCGCGTCGGCGGTCGGCTGGTCACGCCGCGGATCAACCGGCAGGCGCTCGGCGACGTGACCCAGGAGTCGGGCGCCATTCAAGCGATGACGACCGAGGCGCTGTTCAAGCACATAGCCCCCCTCGAAACGTTCCGCATCGAACCGCGGCAAGCGCTCGACATCGACACCCACGACGACCTCGCCCAGGCTGAGTGGATGTCGCGCCGCGCCCGCATCCACTTCATCGTGGCGATGGGCGAGCAGGTCGGCACCGGCCACTTCCACCGTTCGTTCGCGCTGGCCCAGGCGCTTTCGCACCACGATGTAACCTGGGAGTGGCGCGGCGAGCCGCCGCCTTGGGCGGAGGACCGCGTTAGAGAACGGTGGACCCAGGGTGGGAACGCCGACGTGACGATCTTCGATTGCCTGACACCGTCGGACGTCGACCTGTGGCAGCAGCGCAACTCTAAGCATGTCATCTTCGAGGACGACGCCGGCACGCCGGCCGACCTGCGAATCAATGAACTCCTCGACCCGGCCGACTTGCGTCACGCCATTCTGCGCGAGGAGTTCCTTCACCTCCCCGAGCGCTTCCATGCGGACGCTTGCCACCGGACGCTCCGAGCCCTTGTCACCTTCGGCGGGACTGACCCAGCGCGGCTGGGCACTAGGTTCCGCGATGCGAAAGGCGCGAATATCGAATTGCGGGTAATCGAGCCTGGGTCACAAGTCGACATGGCGAGCGCGATGCGCCACGCCGACCTCGTTGTCACCAGCCAAGGACGCACCGTCCTGGAGGCCGCTGCGTGTGGCACGCCGTGCGTCTCCATCGCGGCCAACGAGCGCGAAACTCGCCATATCCGCATCCCCGGCGTCACGTACCTCGGGCTCCACACCACCGTGACCGATGACTTGATCCGGCACGCGGTGCTCTCTACGCTGGGCTCACAGGCGTTGCGGCAGGAGATGGCCGACACCGCCGGCCGGGTGATCGACGGCCGAGGGCTCGAGCGTGTGGTGCGACGTGTGGAGGACTTGTTGATATGAGGTTCATCGTTGAGTGGGGGATACCGCCTCGCCTAGAGACTGCCATCGAGCAGGTGCGCGCCACCGTCGAGATCGGTGCGACCCATGCCAAGTGGCAGCACGTCGTGCCGCGCGAGCTCGCCTCCACCGAGGCCGAGCGCTATTGGAGCCCGTCGTTGGGCGGGTCGCCGTCGCAGCTTGAGACGTTCAAGCGGGCCGGCGGACTTGAACCGTCGGAGTGGGCCGAGCTGTTCGTGCACTGTCGGGGCGAGGGCATCATGCCAGTCGCCACGCCGTTCGCCCTCGAGTCCGTCGAAGTCCTGTATCGCGCTGGCGTCGCTGCATACAAGATCGCGAGCGGCGATGTCACGTTTCGCGCGTTGTGGCAAGCCGTTGGGCAGAGCGACGTGCCTGTGTTCTTCTCAGCCGGCGCGGCCAGCGGCGTCGAGATTGAGCGCGCCGCTGGGTGGATACCGGGCGCCGTCCCGATGGCCTGCGACCTGATCTATCCGACCGGGCTAGCACAAACCGGCTTCGTCCGGCAGATCCCCCGGTTAAAACAGCACGCTCGCGGAGGCGACGTCGGCTACAGTGACCACACCCGCGAGATCGAGACCGGCGCGTGTGCAGTCATGGCCGGAGCCACGGTGCTGGAGAAGCACGTTACCTTGAACCCGACCGGCCGTGCGCCGGATGACAAGATGGCGCTGACCGTGAACGCGGCCAAGCATTACTGGAAGCTGGCGCAGTCGGCGGCCAAGATGCTCGAACACCCCACCGGTGACCCGCAGGCGCCCGCTCGCTACGGTGCGCGGCGCTCGGCTTACGCTCGGCGGGAGCTGACCCCCGGGACCGTGCTCAATGATCGCAACATCGCCTGGCTGCGGCCGGCGGCACCGGGGTCCATCGGGCCGGCCGACGGGATCGAAGGCCGCAAGATGACGCGCCGGGTACGCGCCGGAACCGCGATCAGCCTGGCCGACCTGATATAACTGGGGGTTGTGGAAGTCAAGGTTTGTAAGGTCGAGCCGGTGCAACACCTCGTCTTTGGCTGGGCCTCTGTCGCAGAGTCCGACGGCCAGCTTGTCGTGGACTCCGACGGCGAGGCTATCGAGACCGCAGAGCTTGAGAAGGCGGTCTACCAGTTCGTGCGGGATTCTGGCGAGGCCGGCGAGCTCCACCAGGGCGAGCCCGTCGCAAAGGTTGTCGAATCCCTGATGCTGACCGCCGAGAAGGCCGGGGCGATGGGGCTAGCGGCCCCCGCGGCCGAAGGCTGGTGGGTCGGCGTGAAGATCGAAGATGCTGGCGTATTTGCCAAAGTTTCCGCGGGCAAGTATTGTATGTTTAGCATTCAGGGAACCGCCGAGCGGCATGAAATTACTGCGTAAGCTGAAACTCAACCGAGTCGACCTCGTGCCCAAGGGCGCTAATCCTCACGCTCGCATCTCTCTCGCCAAGGCCGATACTCGCGATGAGGACGGCGAGCAGTTCCCGGCCGGTGACTACGCCTTCGTGCCCGACGAAGATAACCCCGAGACATGGAAACTGCGCCTAACCGCCGAGCCTGGTGGTCCGCCGGACCCGGGGATGGTGGATCAAGCCATCGAGGTAATCGCGTCGGACCAGTTCTCAGACGACGAGCTGCCCGGTGTCAAGGCTAAAGTTCTGGCCGCCTGGGCGGAACTCAATCCCGACGAAGATCCGCCAGATGTGCTAAAAGAGAGTGACGACATGCCCGACGAAACTCCAGAGACTCCCGACGTCGACAAGATCACATCCGAGAGGGACGCACTTCGCGCCGAGCTTGAGAAGGTCCAGAAGGCAGCCGAAGAGGGCGAGACTGAGATCCGGAAGCAGCTTGACGACGTTCTAGAGCGCGAGCGCCAACGCGAGTTCATCGCGAAGGCCGAGGCTTACGCTTCGCTGGGCAGCGTCGAACGCATCGCGGGCCTGCTAGGCGCCGCTGATAAACACTTCGGCGATGTCGAGAAGGCCGACCTTGAAGCGCTCCTAAAGGGCGCGGCCGAGCAGGTCAGCAAGGGCCACCTCTTCTCGCAGCTCTCGGACCCGGCAGAGCCTGAGAAAAAGGGCTGGAAAGATCGGCTGGACGAGCGCGCTCGCGACCTCGTCGCAAAGGGCGTCGAGCCCACCATCGAACAGGCCAAGGTTCGGGCCATGCACGACAACGCCGAACTTCGCACCGAGTATCAGAAGCAAGCTAGGAGCCGATAACGTGGCTTTCGAAAAGATAGGGCTCACCCACACCTTCCAGGCCAGCACTGGACTGCGGCAGTACCAGCTCGTGAATATCACGGGCGCCAATAACCGCCTGCTGAACCCGACGACCGAGGGTAACTGCATCGGCGTTCTGATCAGCTCCGGCACCACCGGCTCTACCGGCCGCGCTGGCTCGACTGACTCGGGCTCCGTGCAGACCGTGCAGCTCTCGGGGATCGCGAAAGTTATCGCCGGCACCACGACCATCGACGCTGGCGAATGGCTCAAGGCAAGCACTGATGGCCGCGCCTCTTTCTCGACGGGTCCGACTTCCACGAGTCATCTCTGCGCTCGCGCCCTCGAAGCCGTCGCCTCAACGTCCACCAGTGCGCAGGTCATTTCGGCCTGGCTCGCCGATAACGTCCAGGGAGTTTCCTAATGCCGAATCCCACAGCAGGCTCCGTCCATCAGGATACGTTCCTGACCGACACTTCGGTCGCCCATATCCAGAGCTCCACGAAGTTCGTGGCTGACCGTGTGTTTCCGCGAGTCTCGGTTGCCAAGCAAAGCGACAAGATCGCGACCTTCAACACGCAGGACTTCCTACGCGACGAGGTCGAGAAGCGCCAGGCCGGCGATGAGGCCGTGCAGATCGGCTACCGCACCGCCTCCACGACCTACATCGCTGACGAGTGGGCCGCCGAGCACGCCATAGACGATCAGGTGAGCGCCAACGCCGACGCTCCGTACAGCCCCGAAGAGGACGCGGTTAAGTTTCTTACCCAGAAGCTCCTGATCAAACGGGAGCGCGAGTGGGTGACCAACTTCTTTTCGACCGGCGATCTTTGGACGGGGTCCAGCGATGCGGCCGACCTGGTCGGTGCGACCGACTTCACGCAGTGGAGCAACGCCGCCTCGACGCCGCTGGAGGACATTCACAATGCAAGCGCACGGATTGAGCGTCAGACTGGGTTCCTGCCTAACAAGCTGGTCGTGAATCGCGACGGGTGGTACGACCTCAAGAACCACCCAGACATCGTAGACAGAATCAAGCACACCAGCGATAAGGCAGTCACGACCGATCTCGTGGCCCGCCTCATGGGAATCGACGAACTCCTCGTTACCGCCGCGGTCCATTACAACGCGGGCGAAGGTCTATCGACTGCTGCCGGCGCCTACGTTGGCGACGACGAAGCACTCCTGGTCTACGCGCCGCCTTCGCCGTCTCTGATGACACCGAGCGGTGGCTACACCTTCACATGGACTGGGTTGATCGGCTCGAACGAAGGCCAAGTCATCGAGCGCTACCGCGACGACCGCCGGCTCTCGGACATTATCCGGATTCGGGGAGCCTGGGCGCAGAAGCGCATCGTTCCTTCTCTCGGAGTTCTCTTCACCGACGTCTCTACGAGGGTCTGATGCTGGAGGCCACGCGCTCTTTTAGCCTGGGCGACAAGGCGTTCACGGCGGGCGACGTCGTGCCGCCGACCGTGCTGGCGAAGCTCCCCGCGGGCCGCGTCGAAGCGTTGCAAGCGACCCGCTATTTGCGCGAGGCACCTTACGATCTTGCCCCCGAGCTTGAAAAGCTCAAGGCTCGGGTTCGGAAACTTGAACAACGGAAGGCACCGCGTGGGTTGGAAAGTTGAAAAGCGACCGATCCTGACCAAGGGTGTTAATGCTGCCACGAGTCTGACCCCGTCGACTACGCCACAGTCGTTGGACGGTGATTTCGTGGCGCAGGACAACATTAAGGCCGGCGGCACGCTCGATCTCCCGGTCGAGTCACTGACCGGCACCGACGCGGCGCAGACCGTGTCGGCCAATGGTGTGAGCTTCATCACCTACGGCACTTCGGGAATCTCTAACGACTTCCTCCTACCGGCGCCGCCGGTAGCCGGCGCTCTGAAGTTCATTCACGTCATTAACAACACCACGAGCGTCGAGCTGAACTTCAACACAGGGACGACCGCCGCAGCTAACAACATCTTCGGCACGACTTTCAACACGATCACAATCTCAGCCGCATCGACGGGCTCGCCTGGTGGCACACCGGCAGGCACGGCGACGCTCGTCCTGGTGGGCGCGAGTACAGCGCAGTGGGCCGTATTTCCTGGCTCAACGTTCAACTGGGATTTCGCTGGATCAACCGGCAGCACGTCCCAGGCATGACGGATATAGAATTCCAGCTAGATCCGCTCAAAGTTGCGATTGTCGGCTTTACAGCGTCGAAGGAACTTGCGCCCTGGGACGACGCCACTGTCGACAAGTGGATCTGCAACAACCTCCATCGGTTCTGTCCTCCTACCTGGTCTCGACTCTACGATCTCCACCAGCTCTCAGAGATCCAGGGCGACAAGCAGCACGTAGCTTTCCTGCAGGGCGCCGCGTCGAAGAACGCGAAGAACGAGCCGTACTCTCTTGGCACCCGAGAGGTTTGGACGTTCTACCCGCAGCCGGAATGGCCCAGCGCTAAAGCGTTCCCGAAACAGGAAGTCATCGAGGGCTGCGGTCGGTACATGACCAATTCCATTTCGTGGATGATCGGCCACGCCGCCCTGGAGATGGCCGAGCGCGGCGACGAGTTCGCGGCTCGGACCCTCGCGCAGTTTGAGGCCAAGACCGAGGACAAGGAATATCACCAGCTCGCCGCTCCCGGCCTCCTGCGTGCGCTCAAGACCGAGTACTTCGGTCACTGCGAACTCCATGTTTACGGTGTCGATATGGCAACCGGCGGAGAGTATGCCTCCCAGCGTCCGTCGTGCGAGCATATGCTGGGCTTCGTGCAGGGCATGGGCGTGCAGGTCCGCGTACCGGAGAGCAGCGACCTTCTCAAGCTGACTGCGCTCTACGGTGCCGAGGACGACTCGGCGCTAGCGGCGAAGGTCAAGGAGCGCGAGACGGAGCTTGCCACCCGGATACAGACTCTCGACCAGCAGCTCGGGCAAATACAAACGGCGAGGGCGCAGGCGCAAGGCGCGCTAGAGACGACCCGGTATTTCGGCGACGTGTGGACGAACCCGCGGACCAAGTCGCGCCACGAGGAGCCACCCTCGAATAACGGGCAGCTCCCGGCCACCGCATCTGCGAAAGTGTTGGAGCGTGTGTAATGGGTCGCGCAAGTCAAGCCCTCACCATCCTGCCAAGTCTGTCTCGCGCCGTTGTCACCAAGTCGCGCACCGTCAAGAATCCCCGCGCAAGGGGCGGCATCTTCAATTTTGATTACTCCTCGCCGACCTCGGCCCCGACGGTCGGCCCAACCTTCGCGGTTGAAGGACTGGCCGCCGGCACAACCGCGGACCAGTGGTACACGATCGCTGCCGTAGGAACGACCGACTCGACCTCGACCGGGCTGCGCCGCATCGTTATCTACCCCGGGATCTCCACCGCCGATATCTCGGCCGTAGGAATCGAAGATCAGGAAGTAGTGTCCATGGTGCTCCCGTCAGAATTCCGGGTGACTAGCACGTCAGCATCCACGGGAACTTGCGCCTTCTCAGTCGGCGTTGATCTAGTCGAATGATCGCTCATGATCCGAGCCGCATCCTATAGTCGCCTCGTGGCCTCGGCCTCGCGTACCACCGATCACGCCGGCCTAGTCTCGCACCTGGCCCAGGTTCAAGGAAAGTTATCGCGAGGTTGATTATGGCTTACGGCGGCGCTCCAACATTTGACACGAACGACGCGGTTCGGCTCCTCGTGGGGGATATCAGCACGTCGACCTCGGCCGAGTTCCTGGCCGACGGGGATTATTCCTACTTCACCGCCACGGCGCCGAACACGTTTATCGCCGCGCAGCTCGCGGCCAATAGCCTCGCTGCGCTCTTTGCCGGCGCGGCCTCTTCGGTGCAGGAGCGCAAGGTCGGCGACCTGGTAATCAAGCGCTCGCAGGCCGGCCCGGTCGCGAAGGGCTACCAGTTGCTCTCGCAGAAATATGGCCGCATGGCCGCGGCGCAGATCAGCCCGTTCGCAGGTGGCCTATCTCGGGGCGGCAAGACCGCCGTGGAAGGCGAAACCGACCGAGTGCGGCCGGCGTTCCTGCGTGGCCTCTTCGACAACCCCGCCGCGTCGACCTGATGGCGTTCTCGACCGAACTCCTGACCCTGATGCCTTCGACGATCAAGGTTTCGACCCGCAGCGGCCACGACAACTACGGCGCCGCGCAGTTCGCGGCGAGTACCACGAACCACCGTTGCCGCGTGCTCGAACGTCCCGGATTCATCCGTGGCCGCGGCGAGGAAGAGATCGCGTATCGTGACGTGGTCTGGGCTCGGTCGACCGGCTCCGCCTCGATCACCGCCTCGGATCGCGTGACCCTGCCCGACGGAACGATCCGCCCGGTCGTCAAAGTTGAGCGCTACCCCGATGACGATGGTGAGAACCATGTCAAAATTTTCCTGTAAACCTTCCGCCGCATCCCGTGTTCCCCTCCTCACGCGGCTAGGCGGCGGAACCAGGCGGGCGGGTCATCGCCGACCCGCCCGCCTTCGGAGTTTTCAATGACGTTAATCATCACAGGCAGTAAGGAACTCATGCGAAAGCTGGCGGCGGCCGGGCCGCTAGCCAAAACGGCGATAGTCGCCGGTGCCATCGAGGAGCAGGAGAAGGTGATCGCTGGCGCGGTTCCCCGCACCCCGTTTGACGAAGGCATCCTGAAGGGCTCGGCCGGCGTGCTGCCACCCAACTTGAGCGGTCCCGATGTTGATATCGTCGCGGGGTACGGTGGCGCGGCCTCGTCCTATGCCGTGCCTCAGCATGAGGAAGATTACAAGCACTCGGTCGGCGAGAAGAAATATCTCCTGAAGGCCTGGAACGAGCGCCTACCCAAGATGGGCAAAGAGCTGGGCGACGCCATTGAGCGCGCCCTTCGTCGGTTGAAGGGACGACGGTAGTGGCGCTCGTCGAAGAACTCGCCACCTTCGTCGCCGCGGCATCGACGCGCTTCACCTTGGGCACCAACCTGTTCTTGAACCACCAGCCCGACGAGCCCGACACCGCCTCTAGCCTGATCGAGCTTGGCGGCACGCTGCCCGAGCACACCTTCGGGAACGACTTGCCCTCCTTCGAGAACGCTCGCGTGGCGTTCACGCACCGCTCAACCTCGTCGACCAAAGCACGCGGCGATAGTAAGGCGGCTTGGGTCGCAGTGCAGGCTATCGTCAACGAGACACTGTCCGGCGTCTCGTGGCTCCGCGCGTCTGCGGTCCAGTCCCCCTTCCTCCTGGGGAGGGACACACAAGACCGCGTCGTCTACCGGTTTGATGTAGACTGTATGCGCAGGACTACGTCTACTTAATCCATGGCTGTCGCACCGATTCACGGCAAGAATGTCAGGCTCCTAATCGACGAGCGCGACTTCTCCGACTTCACAAACGAATGTTCAGTGTCGATTGAAGCCGACATGGCTGAGTGCACGGTATTTGGGAGCAACGACCGGGCGTTTGCGCCTGGTCTCAGGAACGCGACCTTCGCCTTTAATGGCTTATTCTCTGCGTCCGATACTGCGACCGACGACATCGCCAACCACTTCGACGACGCGCTGGGCGGCTCGACGGAGACGGTAGTTACCGTGGATATGTCGCGCTCGACCGGCGGACGGGCGCTCATGATGCGTTCGGATGTCAGCTCTTACGACATCAGTTCCCCGGTCGACGACATCGTGCAGGTCGCGCTCGACTCGCAGGGCAGCGACGGCTACCTGGGCGGGGTCATGCTCCGGCCGCTCTCCGCGGCTGCAACCACCGAATCAAACACGGCGATCAAGACTCCCGGCACCACGGGTAGCACCGAGGGCGGCACAACCGGTGGCGGTGTGGGCCACTTCCACCTAACCGCTGAATCGACGCTCGTGAGCCTCACCGCCAAGATCCAGCATTCAACCAGCGCGGGGTCGACCTGGGCCGATTACTTGACGTTCGCCGCCGCGACCGGCGTGACGTTCGAGCGCTCCAGCTCGACGGCCAAGGTCAAGGAACATCTCCGCGCGACGATCAGCTCCTACACAACTTCCGCCGGCACCGAATCAGCAACCCTCGCTATGGCATTTTCGCGGAGGGTCCGCACCTAATCCGAAAGGCACATCATGGCAGTTGCACCACGACACGGCAAAGGCTCCCAGCT